CGCCTGGATGCCATCGATGAGCGCCTGGGCGTGCTCAAGCAACGCACCGAGCAGCGCATCACTGATGTGTTTTGGGTACTGGAAAAGGCCAAGAAAGATGACAAACAGACTGCTGACTGGGCTGGCGTGCGTGTGCCTGAGCCTGTCGTTGATGGGTTGTGCCAGCAAGGCTTCATCGATCCCGCCAAGCGTGCCGGACTGTGCCCAGGTGCCGATGCGCCTGTTCAGTGATTGCGCAGTGAGTTACGCCCAGGGCGTGAGCAATGAGGCGCTGTATCGGTGGGGTGTCACGCAGCACGCACTGACCGATGAGTGTAATCAACGCCTGGCCGAGGGTCGGGCTGAGCTGCTGCTGTGCAGCGGGAGGTCGCAGTGAGAAAGAAACGACAAAGCCTGGTCGAGGTCAGTAGCACTGACCTAAAGACAATGGTGCGAGCAGCGGAAGGCAACCAGCCGACACGGGTGGTGACGTACCGCACAAGCGGGCGCACCTTCATGGAATATGACAAAAGCAACACGGGGCGCGAATGATGCTGCTGCTAACCCGGCTGGTGGCTGGTGACTGTGCCGAGCGATGGGTACGCCATCACGCCATAACAGCATCGAGGATCGGTAAGTAAGCCAAGCCCTGCCAGTCAGGGCTTTTTTGTGCCCGCGTGCCGCGAGCAGTTACCCCAGCGGGATGGTGATAGTGGCAAGCCGAAAGAAAGCAACAGCGCCGCAAGGTGGGCGACCGTCAGGCTATTCGCCTGCGCTGGCCGAGGAAATTTGCATGCGCCTGATGGCACCCTTGTCACTGAACAAGTTGTGTCAGATGGACGATATGCCGAGCCGCGACACGGTGTGCCGCTGGCTGATCCAGTACCCCGAGTTCCGTGCTCAGTACCAGACGGCGACCGAGGTGCGCCTCGATCTGCTGGTCGATGAAACTGTCGACATAGCGGACGCGATTGCGCTCGATGCGGTGGATGTGTCGAGCGCCAAGCTGCGCATCGATACCCGCTGGCGCATGGCTGAGCGCATGGCACCGAGGAAGTATGGGGTGAAGCAACAGCTTGACCTGAACACGAACGTGATGAGCCACGAACAAGCGCTGGAATTACTGAAATGACCGTAATGCTGACCGTATCGATGACGCAGGAGCTGGTGGTGCGGCAGCGGCTTAAAGACGATTTTCTGCACTACGCGCCCCGGTGCCTGCGCATTCGCGGCAAGCGCGGCGAGATTCTGCCGTTTGTCGTCAACAAGTCGCAGACATACCTGCACGCCAGGGCTGAGCGTCAGCTACGCCAGCGCGGCTATGTGCGCATCATCGTGCTCAAGGGACGCCAGCAGGGGATTAGTACCTATATCGGTGGCCGGTTCTACTGGCGCGTGACGCATCGCAAGGGTGTGCGGGTGTTCATCCTGACGCACGAAAAGGAAGCGACCGACAACCTGTTCGATATGGTCGACCGCTATCACGAAAACTGCCCGATGCTGGTGCGCCCCGCGACCGAGGCGAACAACGCCAAAGAGCTGGCATTCGGTGAGCTGGACAGTGGCTACAAGCTGGGCACGGCAGGCACCAAGGGCGCTGGCCGCTCGCAGACCATTCAGCTATTCCACGGCTCTGAGGTTGCCTTCTGGCCGCACGCTTCAACGCACCTGGCTGGGGTGATGCAGGCGATTCCGCAAGGCGCACTGGCTACCGGCACCGAGGTGTTTCTGGAGTCAACTGCTAACGGTGTGGGCAACGTGTTCCACAAGCTGTGGCAGGAGGCCGAGCGTGGCGAGAACGAATACGAGGCGGTGTTCCTGCCCTGGTACTGGCAGCCCGAGTACCGCATGCCGATACCGAAAAACTTCACCATCGATGCCGCCGAGCGTGATCTGGTCGAGCTGTACGGACTGGACGACGAGCAACTGGTGTGGCGGCGCAACAAGATCAGCCAGTTGGGTGGCGAGCTACAGCTATTCCAGCAGGAGTACCCGAGCACAGCAGCCGAGGCATTCATCGCGTCGACAGACGCCGCCTTCATCCCGGTCAATCTTGTGCAGCGTGCGCGCAACACGGTAATCGATGACGCGGTGGGGGCCATCCTGATGGGTGTGGACGTGGCGCGCTACGGTGACGATGCCACGGCTATCTGCCTGCGCATTGGCCGCAAGCTGTGCTGGATCAAGCGCTACCACAAGAAATCCACGATGGAGGTGGTGGGCCTGGTTGTCACGCTGATGCGCGAGTTCAACCCTAAGCGCATCTTCGTGGACGTGGTGGGCGTGGGTGCTGGGGTGGTGGATCGTCTGCGCGAGCTTGGCCACGGTAGCCGGGTGGTGGCAGTCAACAGCGCTGAGCGCCCAATGGACGCTGAGCGCTATTACAACAAGCGCGCCGAGATTTGGGGTGAGATGCGCGAGTGGCTGATGGATTCGCCCGTCGATGTGCCGGATTCCGACAGCCTGCAGGCCGACCTGTGCAGCCTGCAGTACACCTTCGACAGCAAGGGCCGCTATGTGCTGGAGAAGAAAGAGGATGCCCGCAAGCGCGGCGTGAAGTCGCCCGACGAGGCTGACTGCGTGGCGATGACGTTTGCCGAGGGTGTGCCCTCGCATGACACCGAAAGTTTTGAGCCGACCAACTAATGAGTGCGCAATGAAGCCAATAATTGTTCCTGACGATGCCGACCCAAAGCGCCGCGCCCTGCGCGAGCACTATGCCGGGGTGCTGGGGCGCACACTGGTCGATACATACCCAGGCCGGGACTGGATGGTGAAGATCAGCCAGGACTGTACGGTGGCCACGGTGTTCTGTGCCCAGGTATCGCTGGAGCACGGATTCGTTCTGCACACGGGCGTGGTATTGCATGAGTTGCAAGCCAAGGCCAAGCGCGCAGGCGGTGAGATTTTGGAGCGCTTCGGCCTGCATCGCGGAAAGGGTGATGGCGCTGATGCGTCGGGCCTGATTCGTGATGGTCGCGGCAACGTGATAGGCGCGAAGCGGGGAGAGATAGTGGTATGAGACAAGACGACAGCGGTATGCAGCCGGTGCTGGACTTTACGCCAGAGGAAAGGGCCGCACTGCAGGCCGAGCTGGATCGCCAGCAGACCGAGCAGAAGCGCACCCACTGGATTAGCAAGGCGCGCAACTGCTTTGAGTCCAGCACTGACTACCTTGAATCCGCGGTGCGTGGTCAGTGGGAGAAAAACCTGCACCACTTCCGCAACCAGCACGCACCTGGCAGCAAATTGGCGGCAACAGACTACCGGCGCTCTAACGTATTCCGGCCCAAGACCCGCGCATCACTGCGCGAGCATGAGGCGAGCCTGGCTGCTGCGCTGTTCACCAACAATGATTTGATCGATGTGCAGCCGCGCAACCCTGGCGACGATGCCCAGGTTGTAAGTGCACGCATCAACGCAGCCCTGCTGCAGTATCGCCTGGAGCACACGATTCCGTGGTTCCAGACTGCAGTCGGTGCGTATCAGGACACGCACAACTACGGCCTGTGCATATCCAAGCAGTATTGGCGGTTTGAGCAGCGCGCCGAGATGGAGCCTGCGCTGGATGAGTTTGGGCAGCCGGTACTCGATGAGGACGGCATGCCAATGGGCTACGAGAAGATGACGGTGGTTGAGGATAAGCCGGTGATCGACCTGCTGCCTCCCGAAAATTTCCGCTTTGACCCCAACGCCGACTGGCGTGACCCGGTGGCTGACTCGCCGTACCTGATTGAGATGATGCCGATGTACGCCGGCAAGGTGCTGGAGCGCATGGAGCTGGTCGATCAAAAGACCGGCCAGCCAGAGTGGATGGAGCACAGCCTGGGCGAGATACTGTCGCACGGCGGATCGAGCACCGATATGAGTGGGGTGCGCCAGGCGCGCGAAGGCAAGCGCACCGACCCAATGACCACGCACTCAGGCAATGAGTTCTCAACGGTGTGGGTGCATTTCAACGTCATCCGCGAGGGTGGCCAGGACTGGTGCTTCTACACCATTGGCACTGGCCTGCTGCTGAGCGAGCCGGTGCCGCTGACGCAGGTGTTCTCGCATGGTCGCCCGTATGTAGTCGGCACCAGCACGCTGGAAGCGCATCGCAACTACCCGGCAAGCACCAACGAATTGCTGCACAGCCTGCAATCCGAGGTCAACAGCATCGCCAACCAGCGCCTGGACAACGTGAGCCTGGTGCTCAACAAGCGCTACCGCATCCGGCGCGGGGCCAACGTCGATCTGGATGCGCTGATGCGCAACGTGCCAGGCGGCGGCTATTTCGTGACCGATGTGAACAAAGATGTGGCCATCGAGAACACGCCTGATGTGACCGCCTCCAGCTACTCCGAGCATGATCGCCTGGCAGTTGAAATGGACGAACTGTCTGGCAATTTCAGCCAGTCGAGCGTGCAGAGCAATCGCAGCCTGAACGAAACCGTGGGCGGCATGAACCTGATGCAGGGCGGCGCGAGCAAGGTTCAAGAGTACGTCATGCGCCTGTTCATCGAGAGTTGGGTGGAGAAGGTGCTGCGCCAACTGGTTCAACTTGAGCAGCTTTACGAGACAGACGCAGTGGTGCTCGCCATCGCGGCGGACGAGGCGCAGCTATGGCAGCGCTATGGCATCGATCAGGTGACGGATGAGCTGCTGCAGCAGGAGCTGAGCGTCAAGGTCAACGTGGGCATGGGCAACACAGACCCAGTGCAGCGCATCCAGCGCCTGACCACGGGCATCAATGCGGTGGCCAATCTGCCGACCGTGGCGCAACGCCTGCAGGAAGATGAGGTGGTCACTGAGGTGTTTACAGCGCTTGGCTTTGGTCGTGGCAACCGCTTCGTCAAGCCTTACGAGCAGTGGGCCAAGGAGCAGGAGGAGCAGAAGGCTGGTGAGCAGCAGCCGGATGCCGCCATGCTGCGCGCCCAGGTCGATCAGCAGCGCCTAGAGCTTGATATGCAGCGCATGCAGTTTGACCAGGGCATGCAGCAGCAGCGCATGCAGATGGACTATGAGCTGGCCATGTACAAGCTGCAGATGCAGCGCGAGATTGAGCTGGGCAAGCGAGACATTGAGTTAGGGCGGCGCGAGGGGAGTGATGGCCTGGAAAACGCCAAGCTACAGACGGCGCGAGACATTGCCGCACTGCGCGAGCGCAACAAGGCGAACGAGCTGGCGTTCAAGATGGACACGGGCCAGCAGGGTATTTGATAGTTGTTTGCTATCGGTAGTTGACTTATTGAAGGGAAAAACTATCATCTTAATTAGCGTGCATTCGTGCGCTTAACCGTTCCGTAGCGATACCGCGAGTAAATGGGTTTTAGGGCTGATCTGATGATCGGCCCTTTTTTTTGAGGCGTGCAATGAACCAGCGTGGCGAAGTTCTGCCGGATGAACCAACCGGCACTGACAGCATCCTGTTTATGGATGAGGACGAGCGTGCGCTGTTTACCGAGGCCCGCCTGGGTGAAGAAGCCCATGCGTTCCTGCGCTCCGACCTGGGCCAACTGATGCTGGCCAGGGCCAAGGAGCAGGTTGAGGTGGCCAAGGATGAACTACTGGCCATCAAGCCGTGGTCGCCATTCGCGCGCCGCAAGCTACAGCAGGCGCAGTTCAACGTGGCCGTGGCCAAACAATTTCCGCGCTGGCTGGCCGAGGTTATTCAGCACGCCGATGAAGCCTTCCAACAACTGAAAGCACGACAGTAACCGAGGACAACATGAGCCAAGAAGCTATCCGTCAGGACGTTTCTGCCCAGGCACGCGACCAGGCAGCAAACACCGAACAGCAGACCGACCGCGAGCTTTCACCGCGTGAGGCCAAGATGGTCAGTCTGCTGGCTGCCCGCGACACTGAGGTTGCTGGCGTTGCAAGTCTGCCAGGCAGTACCGACGATCTGCCCGCGCTGTATGGCGCAGGTGATGATCCGTGGGATGAGACTGGCAAGCAGGACGCCATTGAGCGCCCCGCACCCGTGGAAAACAGCAAGCCGTCGCCCATTTATGAGCGCAACGGCGAGCAGTACATGAAGATCAAAGTGAACGGCGAAGAACGCGAAGTGCCGCTGGAGCAGGTGCAAGCCACCATGCAAAAGCACACGGCTGCCGACCTTCGCTTACAGCAGGCGTCTGAACGTCTGCGTGAGGTTGAAGCCCGCGAGCGCGCGCTGCAGCAGCAGTCACAACAAGTTCAGCAGCAACAACGGCCACCCGTACCGGGCGTCGATGGCGCTGATAGCGAAGCCCTGATGGCAGATGCGCGAGCCATCATCGATGGGCTATACGAAGGCGACACTGACTCGGCAACCGAGAAGCTGGTGAAACTTTTGGGCGGGCGGCAGCAGCCTACCTTTGACCCAAGAATGATCGAGCAACAGGCCGAGCGTGCAGCCATCCGCACTATTGAACAGCGTGAGTACATTGGCGAATTGAGCCGGGGGCAAGAGCAGTTCGCTGCAGACTTCCCGGCCATCGTCGCGGACGAGCGTCTGTTCTCAATGGCCGACCAGGCCACGATCCGTATCAGCCAGCAGCACCCTGAATGGTCGCCTACCAAAATACTGATGGAGGCCGGTAAGGAAGTGAACCAATGGCTGGGCCAAACGACAGGAGCGCCCAGTGCGCCGCCTGCCGCACCCAATAGTCGAGCAGCCAACAAGCAACAGCTCAAGCCCATGCCGAATGCGCAGCGCAATGCTGCACACACGCCAGCGCGCGAGCCAGTTGTCGACGGTAGTCCGGCTGGGGTGATTGCCCGGATGCGTGGCCTTCGTGGCCGGCAATAAATCCGTTATCAACGTCTTATCGAGGTAATACCTATGTCTCAACTCTGGAGTGCAGGTGGCGGCTACTACGCCTCTGCCAAGCTGTCCGAAAAACTGCGCTATGCCCTGCAGCCGCTGGTGCGTTTCCGTCAATTCTGTGACATTGAAGAAGCTGTCGGCCAAAACGCTGGCGACAAGCTGACCTTCAATATCTACGGCAAGGTAGCCACTCGCGGCGGCAAGATTGCCGAAAACGCGAAGATGCCTGAAACCACCTTCCCGGTGGTGCAAGTGACCGTAACGATGGACGAGTTTGGTAACTCGCTGCCGTACAGCGGCAAGCTGGATGACTTGTCTGAGCATCCAATCGTCCAGATCATCCATAAAACGATGAAGGATGACGCCCGTGACAGCTTGGACGCTGCCGCGCACGTCGAGTTCGACCAGACCCCGCTGCGCATTGTGCCTGGCAGTGCTGGCTTCAACTCGGCCACCAGCATCCTGCTGACCGAGAACGGCGTGCCAGCCGGTGCCAACAACTCGGCGCTGACCAAGAGCCACGTCAAGGCCATTGCTGACCTGATGCAGGAACGCAACGTGCCGACCTTCGACGGCGAGGACTACTGCTCAGTTGGTCGCCCAACCAGCTTCCGCCCGTTCAAGGATGAGCTGGAGTCTGTTCATCAGTACACCAGCGAAGGCTGGAAGCAGGTAATGAATGGCGAAGTGGGCCGCTACGAGGGTATCCGCTTCTTCACTCAAACCGCCGTGGCTACCGAGGGCTGGGCTAACGCCAAGTCGGACTCAGTGTTCTTCTTCGGCGCGGATACCGTGACCGAGGCCATCGCGGTGCCAGAAGAAATTCGCGGCAAGATTCCAGACGACTATGGCCGTGGCCGTGGCATCGCCTGGTACGCCATCCTGGGCTACGCCCTCACTCACCCATTGAAGAACAGTGACGCCTCGCAGTGCCGCATCTTCAAGTGGGACTCTGCCGCTTAATCACGGCTGAGCAAGCAGGTGCCCCGCTCCAGGGGCACTTACACCTAGCACAGGAGGTTTCACTATGAAAGATTCCAAGCATTCCGCTGGCGTCGGTTCCGGCTGCAGTCACGTCGAGAAGTTCAAGGCTGACCAAAGCACCGGGCCAAGCATTGGCGGCAAAACTCAGCGCCCGATGCCTGCCGATTTCGGCGGTAAGAAAACCGGCAAGTAATTGCCATTGAGTGAAGGGGCTTCGGCCCCTTTTCTTTGCCCGAGGGCTGAGCATGAAAAACAAAGCTATGCCATGCGACTACACCATGCCGTCACTGTGCACGGTGCGTGAGCGCTTTGACCGGGGCGCTGACCTGTCGCGCGGCCTGAGCGGTTCCACTCCGATTAACTCCCAGCCACTCCGACACAGCCAGCGCATCGAGCGTGGCAACCCCGGTTATGGCGATGACATTGCTAACGGTGCAACGTATGACTAAGCGCGTATTCAACCCTGAGCAGGACGCCATTAGTGTGCATGGCAGTGACGGCACCCGCTTTATTCAAGATGGCCACTGCTATGGTGCGCCACCACTTCACTTCCTGATTTCTGCGCCAGGTGATGAGCCTGTCGATGAGCCTGTCGATGAAAAAGTCGATGAGCCTGCCGATGAGCCTGTCGATGAAAAAGTCGATGAGACTGCCGATGACAAGCCTGCGCCTCTGGCCGTGCTGAGCACGATGGAAGAACTGGAGGCGCAGACCGTGGCTGAGCTGCGCGTGCTGGCCAAGTCCTATGGCGTGAATGGCCGTAATAAAGACGACCTGATTGCAGAAATTCTGGCCGCTCAAGCTAAGGTCGCTGCCGAATGACGTACCTTGAATTGGTGCAACGCCTGCAATCTGAAAGCGGCGCGGGCGGCAATCCAATTCAGTCATTGACCGGGCTGCGTGGCACGTCTGCGCGCCTGGTCACCTGGGTGCGCGAGGCTGACCTGCTGTTGCAGCATCGCTGGACGGACTGGAAGTTCTTGTTTGCCGTGTCGGAGGCTATCGTCACGGCAGATGGTGCGCGTGACTATGCAGGCAATGCCGACCTTAACCAGTGGGTGCGAGACAGTCTGCGCATCAATGGCCAGCCGCTTGAGCTGCGCGAGTACAACTCAGCGCTTGTGGATGACGGCGCAAAGGGTGAGCCAGTGATGGCCTACATGCTGCCAAACCGCCAGCTTCGCCTGTATCCAACGCCTGACGCGGCGTACACGATTACCGGCGAATACTACCGGCGACCTGTACCAATGTCTGGTGCTGCAGCGCAGTCGATTATCCCGCTGCAATTCCACGAAGCCATTGTGTGGCAAGGGCTGTGGCTCTATGCCAATTTCGAGAATGCGCAGGAGTCGAAGGTGCAGGCGCAGGAAATGCTGAGCCAGTATTTGGTGACGATGGAAGCGCAAGAATTACCGCACGGCCAAGGTCACAAGATGGCCAGTGCTGGCGTGTTTGTGGTGCGGCCACAGTGACCATCCAAACCGACATATTCATGCTGTCAGGCGGCCTGAACCTAGTGGCTCCCTACCTGGGCCTTAAACCTGGGCAGGCGGTTGCCGGGATCAACTTTGAGCCTGGGCTAAATGGTGGCTACCGCCGTCTGGCTGGGTACGAGCGCCTAGATGGCCGCGCCAGGCCGCACCAGCAAACCTACATGGGCCTGGTGCTGTCGAGCGTGGCGGGTGTTACAGCCGGGCAGGTGCTGAATGGCGTCACTAGCGGTGCCAGCGCAACGGTGGTGGGCATCGATGAGGCGTCTGGCACTGTTGCCGTGGCGGGTACTGCGGGTGCCTTTATCGAAGGCGAGTCATTGGGCGCTATCACGCTGGTGCGCCTGCTCGGCATAAACATTGGCGTCGATGCGCTGGATGGTCAGTGGCAGCTCGCGGCGCAAGATTACTACCGCGCGCTAATCCAGCCGGTGCCAGGTACTGGCCCGGTGCGCGGCGTGTTTCAGCATGACGGTGTGACGGTGGCATTTCGTGACAACCTGGCTGGCACGGCCTGCGTTGGGTACACCGCCAGCGCTGCAGGGTGGCAAGTGCTGCCGACTGGTCACACGGTTCGCTTCAAGCTGGCATCCGGCCAGTTTGCTGTGGGCGATGTGGTCACGGGGCCAACCGGGAGTTCGCAGGTGCGCAAGGTGGTGGTGTACAACGGCGCAACACAAACCAATGACGCCAGTGGCTATCTGGTGCTCGCTGGGGGGTCTGGCTCATTCCTGAATGGCCAGGCGCTGCAGGTAGGGGGCGTGACCAAGGCAACGGCTGACGGCCCCAGCGCTGCGGTGAAGTTCACGCCAGGCGGTTCATTTCGCTTCGTGTCGCACAACTTCTATGCTGGGGCGAGCACCTACAACCTGTACGGCTGCGATGGCGTCAACCCGGCGTTTGAGTGGGATGGCCAGAACGTGTCGCCCATCCTGATGCCTGATCTGGTGGGTGCGCCATTCGACAATGCGCCACTCAATCTGATGGCGCACAAGGGGCATTTGTTCCTGGCGTTTCGTGGCGGTTCTCTCCAGCACAGCGTCGTGGGCGAACCCCTCACGTTCAATGGCTTCCTGGGTGCGGCTGAATTTGGTGCTGGTGCCGAGATTACCGACCTGGCACAACAGGCAGGTGATGTGCTGCTGGTCTACACACGGCGCAGCACGCTGGGCTTGTACGGTAGCGGCCTGGATGACTGGCAGATGCGACCCGTTGCGCCGGAGGCTGGCGCTATCGCGGGCAGCGCGCAAACCCTTGGCACCAGCATTGCGCTCGATGATCGCGGCCTGACCAGCGTGCAGCGTAGCCAGGCATACGGCAACTTTGAGAGTGGCACGATTTCCAGGGTGATCCAGCCGCTGCTGGATGGCCGGAAGGAAAGCGCACTGCAAAGCTGTGTGGTTCGGCGCACCAACCAGTACCGGCTGTTCTTCGATGACGGCTCCTTTCTGATTGCGTACATGCCGGGGGGCGACAGCCTGCCTGAGTTCATGCTGGGCCAATACCCGGTGCGCGTGCGCTGCGTCTGCAATGCGGAGGGCGCTGATGGCGATGAGGCGGTGCTGTTTGGCTCCGATGACGGCCTGGTGTACGAGGCCGAGGTGGGCAACAACTTCGACGGCCAATCGATCAGCAGCTTCCTGCGCCTGCCGTTCAACCACTCCAAAAGTTCGCGCATTCGCAAACGCTACCGGCGCGCGCAGCTTGATCTGCAGACGCAGGGTGCCGTCACGTTGTCGTTTGCTGCAGATATTGATTACGGCAGTCCAGACGCCTTGCAGCCGCGCAACTTCACCAACGATGCCATCTTCGGCGGTGGCGGTTATTGGGAGGCGGCTGACTGGGATCAGGTTTATTGGGATGCCCAGGTTATCAGTAACGCCCAGTTTGACCTTGACGGCACCGGCGTGAACCTGAGCCTGTCAGTCGTGCATGACTCGGCGGTGACGCCTCCCTTCACGCTCCACTCCATCCAAATTGACTACGAACCTCGGCGGCGCGAACGATGAGCAATGAGTATTTCCAGCACGGCAGTCCGTTCATACCTAACACCAAGGTCAAATCGGACGAGGCGAACAGTAAGTTCGATGGGATTGAGCGCGCGTTCGACAAGCTGCCGACCGAGCAGCAGTTAAAGTCGGGCAACCTGAACTATGCCGTGGACACTGGTGTGGTCAATAGCTATGCGGTGTCGCTGCCGTATGCGCCTGCCAGTTATTACGAGGGGCTAAGCCTGTCGTTTAAGGCCAAGTTTGCCAACACGGGCAGCTCGGTGATTAACGTCAACGGCCTGGGCAATAAGTCGATCCTGCTGCCGGATGGCTCCGCGCTTGGGCCAGGCGATATACCGCTCAATGGAGTGGTGACGCTGGTCTACGCGGCGGGATCGTTTCAGTTTCAGGGCACCAGTGTCAGCAAGACTAACCTGGCGTCGCAAAAGGCCATAGAGGCCAGCGCCAGCGCGGCAGCGGCAACAGCCAGCCAGGGCTTGGCGGCTGCCAATCAGACAGCGGCCAGCAACAGCGCCACCAATTCAGCAATCAGCGCCAGCGCGGCGTCAGGTAGCGCTGTCGCGGCAGCCAGTAGCGCTGCCGGTGCAAGTACCAGCGCAGCCGCATCAACCGCCAACCGCGACCTGGCGCAAGAGTGGGCCACCAAGACCCCTGCTGCGGTTAGCGGCGGCGAGTTCAGTGCGAAAAAGCACGCGCAAGACGCCAGCAGCTTTTCCTCCAGTGCAGCCAGCAGTGCGGCCAGCGCGGCAACCAGCGCGAGCAATGCCGCCAGCAGTGCCAGCAGCGCGAGCACTAACGCAGCCAGCTCGACAACATCAAGGAACGCTGCGGCGGCCAGCGCAACCAGCGCGGCGACCAACGAAGCCGGCGCAGCCAACAGCGCCAGTAGCGCGAGCGCCAGCGCAACCAGCGCAACCAGCGCAGCCAATAGCGCCAGCGCCAGTGCAGCCAACTCATCGAGCAGCGCCAGCACGGCAGCTTACTGGGCAGGGCAGGCGCAAGATGCTGCAGGCGGACAGTTGATTGACGACGCCCAGGCACTGACCACTAAAGTCTGGTCAAGCTCCAAGATCACCAGCGAGCTGTCTGGCAAGGCGAGTACCAGCCACGCGCACAGCTCAGCCACCACGTCTGCGGCTGGCTTTATGTCGGCAGGCGACAAGAGCAAGCTGGACGGCATTGCGACCAGCGCCACGCGCACGGTCATCAACGATGCGTCAACCGGCACAGGCACGGTGTGGTCGAGCCAGAAAACCAACGATGAGCTGGCGGGCAAGCTGGGTTCGACTGCTACGGCGGCTGCGGCCACGCAACTGGCGACTGCGCGCACGATTGGTGGTGTCAGCTTCAACGGTTCGGCCAATATCAGCCTGCCAGGCGTCAAC